GAAAACATTACAAAGACAAGCCTCAGCGCTTGACAGAGTAAATGTTAGAAGATTATTAATCTCTCTTAAAGGCTATATTGGTCAAGTTGCTCAAAACTTAGTATTCGAGCAGAATACGGCAGCAACAAGAAACAACTTCTTATCAGCAGTTAACCCATACTTAGAATCTGTTCAACAGAGACAAGGTTTATATGCTTTTAAAGTTGTAATGGACGACTCAAATAACACTCCCGACGTAATCGATAGAAACCAGTTAGTAGGCGCGTTCTATTTACAACCCACAAGAACAGCTGAATTTATCATCCTAGACTTTAACGTATTACCAACAGGAGCAACATTCCCAGGGTAAAATTTGGAAATGAATAATATTTATAATAGAATAAAATAAATAACAATGGCAGTATTAGATCCCAACGAAATTTTCTTTACAGCGTTTGAACCCAAACAAGCAAATAGGTTCATCATGTATATGGACGGATTTCCAGCTTACATAGTAAAAGGTGTAGGTGCTGTAACTTTAGCCCAAGGTTCAGTACCTCTTAACCACATTAACGTTCAACGCTTCGTAAAGGGCAAATCAACTTGGGGAACTATTCAGTTTACACTATTTGATCCTATCACTCCTTCAGGAGCTCAAGCAGTAATGGAATGGGTACGTTTACACCACGAATCAGTAACAGGTAGAGACGGTTATAGTGATTTCTATAAGAAAGACTTGACATTCAACGTATTAGGTCCTGTTGGTGACGTAATATCTGAATGGATTATCAAAGGTGCTATGATTACTGATGTTTCTTTTGGTGAATATGGTTGGGATACAGATAATACTGCTATCAACCTTACAATGACAGTTCAACCAGATTACTGTATCTTGAACTTCTAATAAGAAAAGTAAATATTTTTGTAAAAATTGCTTGGCTCCGGTCAGGCTTTTTTTTACATTCATATTTATACTCGAATAAAGTTATTATTAAATACGTCTATGGAATTTAAATTACCTACCGAAACAATCGAACTACCCTCAAAAGGCTTAGTTTATCCGGAATCGAACCCCCTCTCTTCGGGTGTGATAGAGATGAAGTATATGACTGCTAAAGAAGAAGATATTCTTACTAATGCTAATTATATTACCGATGGCACTGTATTGGATCGTTTAATGAAATCCCTTATTACATCTGAGATTAACTATGACGATTTGGTTATTGGTGATAAAAACGCTATCTTTGTAGCTGCTCGTATCTTAGGATATGGTAAAGACTATAAATTTAGTTATGCTGGAGTTGAACAAGAAGTTGATTTAACTACCTTAGAGAATAAACCCCTAAATGAATCCATTACTACTCAAGGATTAAACGAATTTCCCTATACCCTACCCCAATCAGGTAATGAGGTAACCTTTAAATTCTTAACTCACAAAGACGAAATTTTAATTTCTCGTGAATTAGAAAGTCTTAAAAAAGTAAATAAAGAAGGCACAGCGGAATTAACCACTAGATTGAGGTATATGATAACCTCTATTAATGGGGATAAAGAAAAGAAAACCATTAATGAATTTGTTAATGGGTATCTGTTAGCCCAAGATTCCCGATCGTTAAGAGAATACGTTACCCAACTTCAACCAGACGTAGATCTGTCTTTTTTTCCCTCAGGATCTAAAATTAAAAGGACTCTCCCACTTGGGGTTAGCTTTTTTTGGCCTGACTCCAACCTCATCTAAAACTTTACGTAATAACGTTTTTTCCCAAATCCATGAAATTGTATTTCATGGTAATGGGGGATATTCTTGGGGAGAGATTTACAATATGCCTATTTGGCTTCGTAATTTTACATTTAAAAAAATTAAAGATCATTACGATAAACAAGCCGAAACCACTAAAAATTCTTCTGCTAAAGATTCAGTCATCAACCCCGACGGAACTGTTAAACAAGCCTTTGCTAATAAACAAAAATCTAAAACATCAAGTTATAAATAAAATTGAATTTTTTAATATTTATAACAAAATCTACATATGGCTATAGATAAAGAATCCATAGAAGAACGTAATGACGGACTTAGAGAAGGTAATAAGTATTACCAAGCTCAAGTCGAATACCTATCCCGTTCAGTAGATTTATCCAATACTTTATTAGACACTCTTAAAGAGGAGTTAGGCATCCATTCCAGACGTCAAACTTCTGAACAAAATTTGTTAGAAATTAACAAAAAGATTAATAAAGAATTAATTAATCAAAGGGTAGGCCTCAATACAATTAGTGATATTGAGAAACAAATTACAAAAAATAAAAAACTTAGGACTGCTACTGATGCTGTAATTGCTAGTTTAAGTAATCAAATATCTAAAGAACAAAAAGAACAAGCTAATCAATTAGCAGAATCCTTAAAACTCCAAAAGGAAAATCAAATACAAATTGATCAAATCAATAAGGAACTTGCTGAAGGGAATACTTTAAGAGCAGATGAATTAAAAGGTTTGGAAGATGCTAACTATGCATTAGATACTCAAATTGATACAATAAATGGGGGTTTAGATATTGATGGTAAAAGATTAGCAATAACACAAGCCCAAGCCTTTACTTTAGGTGACAATATAAAAAGAAGAGAAGAAGAATTAGAATTAGTAACAAAACTTAATAATTCACTGGGGGTTACTGGTAAAATTCTTGATCTTATAGGTTCTATCCCGGGTATAGGAAGTTTTGCAAAAAAGGCACAACAAGAAGTTATAAAACAACAAAAATTCTTAGTTGACTCAGGGGAGGAAGCAATGTCAACATCCGAAGCACTTGAATATGGTGCTAAAAAACTTGGTGAAGGAATTAGTGAGGCTCTAAATGATCCCCTTACTTTAGGTCTCTTTTTATTTAAACAAATAGGTTCATCTATAGGAGAAGTAGATTCACGAGTAACAGGTTTACAAAAACAATTAGGTCTAAGTAGATATGAATCAGCAGGAATCTCAGCTGATTTTCATATGATAGCTAATTCTAGTGAAGACGCATATATTACCACTAAAAAATTAGCTGAAAGCTTTTCTGAATTTTCTAGCCAATTAGGTTTTGCTGTAGATTATAGTGGTCAAACGTTAGAAACTTTTACTACATTAAACAAACGACTAGGACTCTCAGTTGAACAAGCTACAGCATTAACTTCTTTATATAAATTAGGAGGTAATAATACAGAAGACCAATTAGAAAATACCGTTAAACAAATTGGTGCTTTTAATACTCTTAATGGTAAAGCCTTTGATACTAAACAAACCATAGGAGAAATAGCCTCAGCCTCAGCATCAATCCAAGTTTCCTTAGGAGGTAGTGTCCAAGAATTAACATCGGCTACATTAGAAGCCAAAAAATTAGGATTAAACCTTGCACAAGTTGATAAAATTGCAGATTCTTTACTTAATTTTGAAACTTCAATTGAAAATGAATTAAAAGCCGAATTATTAATTGGTAAAGAAATTAACTTAGAGAAAGCTAGATTATTAGCTATCAATAATGATTTAGAAGGAGTTGGAAAAGAATTAGAAAAACAAAACATCAACTACTTCGAATACGGCAAAATGAATAGACTTCAGCAAACCGCATTAGCTGAAGCTCTTGGGATGTCTCGTGAAGAAATGTCTGAGATGTTATTACAACAACAAAGACAATCAATGACTAATGAGGAAATTTCAGCTCAATTAGAAGGTCAAGAATTGTCTAACTTTAAAGCTTTAACATTTCAAGAGTCTTTGAATGTAGCTTTAGAAAAGATGCAAGATATATTTACAAATATTGCTGAAGGTCCCTTAGGTATAATTGTGGGAGGATTGAGTAGTATGTTATCTAATTCTATAGTATTACATAGTGTTTTAGGAGCTTTAACTGCAACTATGGGTATATTAGCTATTAAAAGTGGAATAACATTAGTAAAATCCATAGGCATAGCAATCGCAGAAATTTTTGGAGCTAACGCTAAGTTCGGTCCTCTAGGATTAGCTCTTTCGGGTGCTGCTATAGGTGGTTTATTTGCTGCTTTAGCAACTGCCCCAAGCCAAGCTCAATCAGTTGATGATGCTGTAATTAGTCCTGGTGGTGGAATTATTACAACCCACCCAGATGATTATTTAATAGCTACTAAAGATCCCCAAGGTTTAGCTAACTCAGTTGGGGGTAGTGGTGGTTCATCATCTAAAGTAGAATCTCTTCTTGAACAATTAGTTAAAAAGAATTCAAACGTTTATATGGACTCCTCAAAAGTAGGATATGCTGAGGCATTTAGTTATAGTAAACTTTAATTTTCAATATTTATAATAAAACAATTATTATGGGACTTTTAGACAAATTAACACAACAAGGTTCAGGATTAACTTCTTACAACGGAGCTACACCCCCAGTTATGGGAGGTGCTAGCCAACAATCTAGATTACACAATGAGTATTCTATTAATGGTAATCCTAACATTAACGACAAACCTTCTCCTTCTCAATTAGATTTAGATGGTTTAACTCCTTCTAAGTATACAGACAACTTACCTGGATAATAAATGCCTTTAATTGACCTAAAGACTGATCTTAAATCTTTAAGATTTGGGCGAGACGTTCCTGGGGGTGGCACTAGCCTTTACACCCAGAACGTCTTACAACCTCTTACTCCTAGTTATAACAATTCGTTTGGTTTACCTGTTGAAGAATTAGGTCAAACTGGAGGAACTGATTTTATCTTAAGGGGTGGTAAATACGCAGCTTTAGGTTCAGCAAAAGATGTTTCACGTTTAACTCGTTTATTTACGGGGACCAATGTTGGTCTTAGTTTTACTGCTAAACAAAATATATTAGGATTAACAGGTCAAGATTATAGTGCAGGAGGTCCTTCTTTAG